CTCCAGTCGGGCTTAGCCCGTCTTCGTCTGCGTCTAAGGATGCCGCTATGAAACTGTCCGAACTCTTTGAAAGCCGTAAGGCGCTCACCGCAGAGCGCGATTCCATTCTCGCACAAGATTCCTTGACCGTCGAGATTGAAGCTCGCGGCCATGAAGTCGCAAACGAACTCGCAACCGTCGAGGCTGAGATCCGTTCCGCGCAAATGCGCGAGCGTTTCGCATCGTCAAGTGCTGTCGAAATCATCGCCAAGCGCGACATGGAACTTGGCCGCGAAGAGCGCGATACCAAGAAGTACCGCGATCAGTTCATCGGTTGGCTCAAGGGCGGCGCTGCACCTGAAGTGCGTGCACTCTCGACCGCAACCACGCCAGCAACCGCTGCGGGAACGATCATGGTGCCTGCCGTTTACGAAACCGAAATTCTTAAGTACCTCGATAGCCAAGATTTCATGCGCTCGTTGGCTGATTATCGCGGTGGAGTCACTGGCTACCCATCGCTCCGATACAACACGCAGACCAGCGCAGCCTACGGCGGCGGCACTGGTTCGTGGATCGCTGAAGGTAGCAGCGCGGTCGTAAACGACATGGCTCTGGCTGAAGTGCTCTTGCCGCCACGTCTGTGCTCACCAACTACGCAAGTTTCGCAGACGCTTTTGCGCCAAGCGAATTTTGACGTCGAAGCCGAAGTGATGATGGATCTCCAAAAGAAGATTTCCAAGAATCAGGCTTTCGGGTTCATCGGAGGCGTTGGTGGAACAGCGATGCCAACTGGCATCTTTGATCCTGCAACCACCACCACTGGCGTTCGCACTGGTGGATCTTGCGCAACGAACACCAACTTGCGCACACAGAAGGTGACTGCTGCGACCTCATCGTCTTCAGTGACCATTGAGAACCTCACGAAGATGCGTTACGACATCTTGCCAGCGGCTTACTGGAATAGTCCAACCTGTGCTTGGATCATTCCGCAAGACGTTTACGCAGCGATCGCTGGCATCATCGTGAACAACGTTCCGCTGTTTGTTCCTTCTGCTGATGCTGGCATTCGCAATGCAGCACCGTTTACGCTGATGGGTCTCCCGGTCTACGTCACTCCGTACATCCCGGTGAACGTTGCAACCGCTGGCACCACCAAGACCGTGATGGCAGTGGTTGGAGATATCCGCGAGTCCTACAGCATTCGCGAGTGGGCAGGAATCGGCATGATCCGCGACGACATCACCCTGGCCACCACTGGCCAGGTGAAGTACACCGCGATGTCGTTCGCCAACGCGAACATCACCCGCGGCGATGCGCTCGTCCAGTTGCGCGTCTCCAACATCGCGTAATGATCCTCTCATCCTTCAGGTGGGTGGGGCTTCGGCCCCACCTACCTGCAGCGAGGAACTATGGCCCTAGATATCGCAAAGTTCCGCAGTTGGGCGCGCATTCCTCACACCGAGGATGACCCGGCTATTGGCATTGCATGGGCAGCGGCGGTACGGGAACTAGAGGAGCGAACCGGGTGGTGCGTGGAGAGCGTCACCAGGACGCAGTGGGTGCCTCAGGCGCCCGTGACGATCTATGGCGGTCTGTACCTCCTTCTGCAGCGCCAAGGCGACCTAGCCGGCACTACGGCCACCTACAGCGACAGCGCTACGGTGCCGCTGTCCGGCACGTGCGCGAAGATTATGATTAACGGTCTGATCTATGTGGATATGGAGATTGACGCCATTACCTACCCGGTGACCTTGACGGTGACCGCCAGTAATGCCGCGTTGAATCCGCTACTTGAAATGGCACTGTTGAACCGCGTTGCGCAGAAGGTTGCGGAGCGCGGCGACGACACGAAGGCGCTCGACTCTACCTACTGGGATCGGATTACCTCAATGATGGGCAAGGGGATTGGATAATGTCCATGGGGCATGTTCCATCCGGAATGATGCGCCTCGTCATGACGGCGCAGAATCCAGTACGCACCGTCGATGCGTTTGGGCAGGCGTCTGAGTCCTGGTTGTCCTTCGCCACCTTGCCAGTACACGTGGAACTGGCGAACACCTCAGACACCATGGATGACGGCGGCCCAGCGACGCGCACAGATTGGCGCATCCTTGCCCCCTGGCATCCGAGCATGAACAACCGCAGCCGGCTGTTGTGGTACGACAACGGCACCGAGCGCACTTTTACCGTTCGCGCCTGCTGGGATCGCGACCAACGCCGCCGCCGGCTAGAGATCGAAGCCTCGGAGGTGACGCCATGACCGTAGTCAAGGTCACAGTCGACACCAAGGAAGTGCGCGACACCCTGCGACGGCTGTCCCCGCGCCTCAATGAGTCAGTGCGCAAGAAGGCAATCCGCAAGGCCGCGAAGCCGTTTACCGCATCGCTCAAGGCGCTGTGGGTCAGTGCGCCCTACAAGGGCAAGAACCCGCACCGTAAGGCGATCGCCGCGGCAACCAAACTGAACTCCCCGAAGCGCATGGGCGGCGAAGGTGCACCGATCCGCGTGGAGCTCGGCGTAGTGCTCGGGAAGAAGGGCGGCGCCAGGGCAAAGGGCATGCAGTACGTCTACCCCTGGCTAGAGAACGGATTCAAGCACAAGGCATCGGGCAAGTTCATCGCCGGTTCCCATCGGAGCCTGGCGTGGAGCCGGTCGAACGTGACCGCGTTCATGCAGTCGATTGCTAGCGAGATTCTTGTTGAGGCTCGCAAGATCCTAGGAGCCGCAAATGTCGCTTGAACTCATACATAAATCCATCTACGCGGCGTTACAAGGCAAGCATGACGCCTACGTAGGTATCCGCGTTGCATCGATGGCTACTCCGTGTTACGTCTACGAGATCACCGGCGCAGCACTCGACTTTGGTATGGGTGGCGTTGCTACCAAGAATCACTGGACAATATCAGTGGAAGTGCAAGCGATTGGTGACAATATCGAAGACGTCACCGGACTAGTCGATGACGTCACGGCGATCTTTACTGGCCCATACAACGATGTGACCAACCTATGCAGCATGGTGCTTTCAGAATTTAGCGTGGTGTTCTCTGTCGAGCCGCTTGATGACGGCCGCGAAGACGCAGCGCGTATCGGAACAATCTCACTCACCCTACTTGTCCAGGAGGACTAATCATGGCAATCATTGCAGGCTACGGCGGAACATTTACGTTGAACTTCCAATCCGGCGGCGCGGTTTCGTACCCCGCTAAGAACATCACCATTTCCTTTGCTCGCAGTAGTTTGGACGTAACCACCATCGCCGACTATCAAGAAAAGCGCGCACCTGGTCGATTCTCGCGCACAGCGACTTTCGACATTATGTCAAGCACTTCCACAACCGATGACGCCCTTCGATTGCACATGAAGCCAACAAGTCTTGCTACTGCGGTTGCGGTGAGTGTCGCTCTGTCGTTCACCGACCAAGGATCGATCGCGTACACCATGACCGGACACCTCACCAGCGCCACCCGCACGGATGACGGCACCGGCCCGGGAATGTGGTCTCTCACTCTTGAGGAGGCTTGATGCCGTTCGATCTTTCCCAACTGATTGCCAAGCCGCGCACAGTCAATGTGCCTGGCGTTGGCGTTGTCATGGTGCGTGAGCCGACAATGGCAGATTACGCCCGCGCACCGGCTGACCCGTACTGGTGGGGTGCTTGCATCAGTTGCACCGATGGCAGTCCGTTCGTCCTCAATCACGCCGAACTAGGAAACATCCGGGCAGAACTCTGCTCGGCACTGCTGGAGGAGATCAACCGCTCGCGCCCTACTCAAGCGCCGAGCGCAGGCTCTGGCGCATTGCAGATGGGGAACGAAGGATGATGATGCCGGCAGGAATAGCCGCAACCGAACTGACCACCCTTGAACGGTGCGAATGGTTGCTCACTGCCCTGGTAGTCAATGCCACGAACCAACCGCCGCAGCGGTGCATTCCATGGATGAAGGCGGAGCACTATGGCAGATAAATCCATGAAGGCGGTCATCCGCGCCGAAGTAGACCCGTCGGGCGTCATTAAAGGCGTCGCGGCTACTAACCGCGAGCTGCAGAAGTTGAACAGCAAGACGAGCGCCATCGCTATTGGTGCATCGTTCAACATGGCACAGCAGGGCTTTCAAATCCTGATGCATGCCTTTCAAATGATCGACCGCCGAATGCAGGAGATTACCGCGCTCAGTTCGCGGTTCTCGCCTGAAGCCCAGCGCGGAATCATGGAAACAACCATGGCGAAGATCAATGACGAGATCAAGTACGCCAAGGCATTTGGGCCCGACGTAGCCGGTGCGGAGCGTGCGAAACGTGCTGGAATGCAGGCGCAAACGAAATCAGACCTGAGCGCCGCTGGCGGTGGGCAGTTGGCGTTTAGCGAATCCATGAAGCAATCCGGTATTCGGTTCTTCAATGAGTCCATCAATCAAATCATCATGGGCTTTACCGATCCAGGCAAGAAGTTCTCGATGCAGAACCTGCGCAACCTAAACAACGAATTTGGCTTTGGAACATCCAGCCAGCAGAAGACCGCAGGCATGAGCGACAACCCGCGCCGGGATGAACAAGTACTGGTTGAAATCAATCGAACTCTTAAGGGCGGTTCCTAATGGGTAGTTTCAGCACCGTTGAACTTGCAGGAAGTCGCTCGTACGAACTCGGATCAATCCCGGGTGAATCGGCGATGCAGATCGTTTACCTGGTTAAATGGACTGCGGCAACGACTGAAACGCCAACCGAACAAGAAGTGCTGGCAGCATGCCCGAAACCAAACGCCCGAATCAATTCCGGAATCTACGGCGCTTACGGTTACCTGAAGACCATGGTCATTCGCTCGGTTGACATTCAACCGATTCGCGAGCAGGCGTACCACTACCGCGTGACTGTCCGCGCCACTACCCGCGAATACGGCTTCTCCGATCAGAACGACTTCTGCCAGTGCACCCGCGCTACGGTGGTGCGTTCAACTGCGCTTTATCGCAAGGGTGCTGCGCTTGCTGCCGACGGCACGGTGACGTTCTCTGGAGCAGGCGATATCGGCGGAACGAAAGTTGACAGTAACGGCAAGGCGAAAGCCTATGACGTACCGCAGCAACTGGTAACGATTGAAACGCAATACGACCGGACGCTTCCATCGGGTACGCCGGCAGCGGAGCCACTGTGGTCGGTCTATACGTCCTACGTTGGTACGCGCAACGATGCCACGTTCCTTGGAGCTCCAAAGGGATCGATGCTGTACCAAGGCTTTCAGACCGCGCCGATTGACTCGAACTACTATCGAATGTCCCACACCTTCTTGTATGACGCTTGGTACCACCTTGAGCAGATCCCGGCGCCGAATCCGACCGGCGAACCGATCTTGGTTGCCGGCGTGACCATCGGCGGTTTCCCGATCTTGCAAGTCGACAAGGTTGTGTACCTACAGAAGTACGACACCTTTACCAATTTCAACAACATCATTACCGCAGCGCAGTTGTCCGCACTGACCGCACCAGCACCCGTCGCAGTCTAATCATGGCAATTCATAACCCCGTATTTACCTCGAACCTTTATGGCGGCCTTAGCCGGCACGCCATGAATAGTTTCGCGCAGGCAGTACGGCAAGTGAACGCCAATTCGGAAGGCGTGACGTTTAGCCAGGCGCAGGTGTTTGAGCGTGCGCCTACCAAGTCTGTCTTGGTCACCCTGGAGACAGCCACGGCGATTTCGGGCGCTGCCAACCGGTGGACGTACGCCGTGAAGATATGGTTCCCGACTCCCGTAGCCGGCGGCGGTATCACCGTCCCGACTGGTGACAAGAGCGGCACGTACGCGGCGGCAATTAACCTTCGCGAGTGGCACAACACTTCCACGATCGTTGACGGCATGAACATATCGATTGCGCCGGCGGCAACCGTGGGCCCAGTCGGTTCCATCTATGACTCCGGTACGGCTTCTTGGCCGACTGGACAACTCTCCGCGAAGGTGGAACTACACGTGTGCTATGACAGTAGCGGCGCGGTGTTTGCGTACTTCGATCGCCCCAACCCAATCAGGTGCACCTAATGCCCAACCTAGACCTAGCGCTTTCGTACCCGTCCGTAGTGATCGTCCCTGGCGAAGAGTGGGTACTCGCCGGCACTGTGCAGCTGGAGGGCACGAGCACAGCGCAAAACCTGACCGGCTACACGGTCAAGGGCAACGTGCAAATCGGATCTACCAACACGCTGAACACCGGGACGTATGCCGTGGTGCTTGCCGCATCGGGCACGTTCACCTGGACGCTATCGATGGCGCAGACGGCCGCATACCCGCCCAACTCATGGGGCACGATCGTGCTCTACCTCGACCACGCTACGACCGACTCGCTCCACATTGCGACCATCGGATTCCGCACCTCAGCAGAGAGCATCGTCTAACCATGTACACCTCATTCTTCCGCAAAGCGATGCTGGGCGACACGGCGCTACTTGCGCTCGACTTCACCACCGGCACGATGCCGACTGCCGTGACGTTTACCAGGGCAGACTCCACGGCGCGCGCGACCTACATCGATGCCAGTGGGTACGTGAAGACGGTCACGGCGGCTGGCGATCCGCGATTCGATTACACGGGCGGCGTGGCTAAGGGATTGCTGATTGAGGCGGCGGCGACGAACCTTGCTGCGTACGCCAACTTTGGAAACAACTGGCTTGGCGGTGGAAATGTCACAACCGCGGCAAGTGCTGAAATCGATCCTGCTGGTGGTACTAATGCGCGCCAGTGCACACTAGCAAACTCTACCTACTGCTCCAAATTTGAAGCAATATCTGGGCTTGCTGCGTCTACCACCTATACCTGGTCTTACTGGATTAAAGGAACCGCAGGTAATACGCAGCGGGTGTATTCAACAACGGCAGGCGCTGATCTTGTCACGCAAAGTACTTACACCTACAGCAGTACCTCATGGACGCGCGTCAGTACTACATTCACAACGACAGCCGCAACCACTACGGCCTACATTTATCCCGTAAACCGTAATTCAGGTACAGGCGAGGTATTGCATATTTGGGGTGGGCAACTGGAACTCGGTTCAGTTCCGAGTAGCAACATCATCACCACGACCGCTTCACTTACTCGCCTCGCCGACGATGCCGTAATCCGCAGTACCGCGTGGACATCGCTGTACGCGCAACCGGGCGCAATGGTGGTGGAGTTCTACCGCGGCGCGTACGGTGCTGGTGATCGATCGATCATGTCCACCGACCCAACGGCCGCACGGCACTGGCACCTGAAGCAAGCAAACGCTAGCGCCACGGCGCAGATTGCTTTCAGCACTGGTTCGCCAGTGACGCAGACCGGATTGACTGCCGGACTCAACAAGGTGGCGATCGCGTGGAATGCACCAACACCTACGGCATCCTTCGACCTGTGCGTGAACGGCGCTACGCCTACGTTCGGCGGCAGCAACGTAGGTACCACGCTCTCGACCTGGCTTACCTTGGGATCGCAATCCACCACAGGCGTAAGCGGCACGGGCGTTTGGGATGGCTACCTCAATAACTCCATCAAGAGCGTGAAGTACTACACGGGCTTGACCTACGCAGAAATGCAAGCGAAGACCACATGACGAACTATTTCCTACGCACCACCACACTAGCGCAGATGAACACCGCGCTGGCGCTGATCCCGGAGCCGCGCTACATCGACGTGATCGGCACGATGGGCGCTGTGCTCGACATTGATGGCGTGGAGATCACTCCGGCAGACTTGCGGATTCATGCAAACGTCCGCTGCGAGACACTCGCGCCGGCGCTCCTTGCCACGCTTCCAACGTGTTTGCCGGCCACGCCACGGCGGGAGTTTGTGTGATCCACCTCGCGCTCTTCATCATCCTGATCCTCAGCAGCGGATGCGCTTCGCAGACGGCCTTGATATCGCACGCCGCGACATCGAGCGCCGCAAGCGCAGCGGTAGCACGGGCGCACCTGGTGGCGGCAAGCGCGGAGCTCGACAGCATTGAGGCGCAGGCGAACGCGGTGCACCAAGCCATACCGTTTGTCTCGGATGACCAAAGTCCGATTTACTCAACTATGCAGTACGTATCGGTTGCAGTGGTGGCCGCTGTGATCGGAGCACTCATCTACACCTACATACCACGAGGCCGCTGATGCTAACTACAACTCAATACACGATATGGATGGTGGCGCTGCTCGTAGTTACGTTTGCGGGTGGTTGCTCAGTCGGAAACACGTTCAGGAAGTTCAGACCAGTCAACGCTAAGAAAGCAAAAAAATGATCATCATTTCCTCGGCGGAGAGCCTAATCGGTAGTCTGTGGTTCGGCATCATGCTGGCATTAATCGGCACCATAGGTGGTTACCTATATTGCCGTCGGCAGAGCGGCAAATGAGCCGGCGCCGCACGTGTTGTTGCCAGGACGGTCTCCTTTGGTATGCGCTCAAGTGTGAGGCGTACTTTGAGGATTACTGTTGCACGCCTGATTGCACCAACGCGCCCGCCCGCATTGAGTTCTGTCCGCGCTACCTCTTGTCGATGGGCATACCTGACCCGCCAGACCTGGCGAACAAGTGCTACTACATTCGTTACGATTGCTGTATTTACATTCTCACCAACTTTGAAACCACGCCTTGCCCTAATCCGGAATCACCATGGCCGGTGAACGTGGGTGAATTGGTCAAGGTGAAGAATCGAGTCGCTGGTGAGAACCCGTGTTGCTATGCGGATCCACAACAGCAGGGCAACCCTGGTGGAATTGCCAACATCCAAATTCCCGAGTACGGTCCGGCGATTGCCAACAATACGCAGTTGCCGTGCGAAGAGATGGTTGCGGAGTGCTACGACTTCAAGGATCAAGCCGGTACCGTTAAAGGTAAGGGCGTCACCATTGCCAGTACTGCGTCAACTTGCATCGAAACCTACGGTGTGCCGTGGGACGTTCGATGCGATCACGGGCCAGCAGTAACGATCGATACTCTGAGTGTTGCAATGTCGCAGGAGATGAGTTTCTGCACAGTCAAAGACGCTGTTTCATTCTGCCCTAACCAAGTTACACAGAGTTACTTGCAGTACATGGATTGTCCTGACTGCGACCTTGAAGGCGATTGCTGCGGTAACACCACAGGCAACTGCGCTCAGGTTCCTACGTATTGCGATACGGAACTTGATCGCTTTGAAACCTACGACGTACGCACTTGCTATTCAATCAATTCCACTGGATGCGCGACTCATGATGAAGACATCATGACGATCAAGTTTTCTGCTTGCTTTGCACCGGACATTGACCCAGAAAGTGGCGGAGCACAAGCGGCGCTGAACGCGCTATTCCTTGGATCATCTGGGATTGTCCACATTGACCAAACTAATACGGTATCGACAGGATGGGGCACGCTAGGCGCCCCTAAGTTAACCGTCTGCGGACTCGACGTCGTGGTCTTCTCTGGGAATGCGGCCCACATTGCCGAGCGCATCAATACGCGTATCGGTGCCCTGGTGTCGGCTTCAGGCATTGCGCCTTGGTCTGCCTACTTCTGGTTCGGCAATCGGCAATCATGTGTCAAGTGTGATTGGCAGACAGCCAACGATCGCCCAGGCTTTGCGGTTGGCGATACTTTGACCGTTGACCGCGTCGCGTTTACGGATTCAAACACTACGATTACGGTCACTCTGCGCGCATCGGCATTGCGTTACTACGCGTGCGCCGCTCAGACATTGATTGTGGATTACCCATGGCGTAAGACAAGTGCAAACACTTGCAACGCGGCTATCTCTGCTACTAGCGCGGTACCGAACAACTACGTCCTACAGTGTTTGTCGTTCCCGGAGTACGCGTTCGGTGAGCGGTACACCATGAAACGCATTCAGGAATATGGGAACGGCACCATCCAAATATGCGTTGATTACGGGTTCTATCAACCGGCAACTAACTGCGAAGCTCGGGCCGGGTGGCCGCTTGAAGACATCACAGTAAACATCGGTGGCAACGATATCGTCCTTGTTTACGGTTGGGACTCGCTTTGCGCGGCCATGCCTGATCCGCGTACCGGTTGCTACGCGTACCCATTCGTCTACACACCAGCACCGTGTTGCCCGGCGCAGACTGATTGCACGCAATGGGCAATCGATCACCCGTTACCGCAACCGTGCGTGCGGTCGGTTCAGGACCCGAATGTCTATTGCAAGTCAGACGGCACAGTCATTGGCATAACGTCATGAAACTTGGCACCATTACCATCTCCGGAGTATCGCTACCCATCATGGATTGCAAGTCCTGGCGGGTGGCCGGTACGTCACCGTTCTGCGTCAAGAACCTTGACGCGACCAAGTGCGCCACATGCCAACAACGGGAAACCCGCAACGGCAACTACCTCGACCCTCCCATTATGTTCGGGGAACCGGCGGCTGTTGAACAGCCCATGGTTGGTCGACGCCCGGGAATGGGCGACGTAGTAGCGGCAGCGACAAATGCCGTCGGTATAAAGACTTGCGGCGGTTGCGCTCGGCGTAAAGCAGCGATGAACAAGGCGACGCCAGGTTGGGTAGGTGGAATTCTGTTGCGAAGTTCCCAACTGGTCGATAGACTCAAAGCACGCGTATGGAAGCGCTAACGGGAGCCACGATGGCTCCGAGCGTCGCCAGCGCAATGCTTTGAGAGGAGCATTCATGGTTGA